GAGATATGTTGCAGATGAACCACAGTATTTCATACCCACACTAAGGGAATCCATCTCGGATAAGAAACAAGGGTCAGGTAAACCTATAGATAACCACATGTTAGATGCAGTAATACAACAGTCTGGCATAGAAGCTGCCAAACAGTATAAGTATCTACTGACTATGGGTGTCTGTGAGGAACAAGCAAGATCTGTCTTACCACTCAACCTTGTAACAGAATGGTACTGGAGCGGCAGTCTAGATGCTTTTGCCGACATGTGTAAACTTAGATGCTCTAAAGATACGCAAGTGGAAACTCAAAGTGTTGCCAATCAGATCAGTGATCGTATGGTAAAACTATTCCCTGTATCATGGGATGCGTTGATGACGCTGTAAGTATAAAGGAGAGGAGAGAGGATGAGCATGTGCGGTGAAATAGAAAACCTACAGCGTCAAATATATAAATTAGAAGATGAGTTGGCTAAACTCAATAAGATATTATGGGAGTACAAGAACAATGTATGAAATCTATTGCATAGCTAACTGTCCCTTTTGCATTAGGGCTAAGGAGTTACTAAGGGAAACTGGTAAAGGTTTTACAGAGTATGCCATTGACCTGCAAATTGGAATAGGTAAAAACATAATGAAACGCTCACTAATGAACACAGTGCCTATCATTTATTATAATGATGAACTGATAGGTGGATACAACGATTTAAAAATGTACTTAAACAAGTAAAGAAAGGACGCAATATGCGCCTATGTTATGATATAGAATGTAATGGTCTTACTCCTGATACTATCTGGATGATTGTTGCACAGAACTTAGATACAAATCAGATTTACAAATTCTCTGATCACGATAACTTACATGGCTCCATCTCTGATGGTGCTTCTCTACTACAGAACGCAGAGCTTCTGGTAGGCCATAACATCATTGGTTTTGATAATGTGGTAATGGACAAGCTGTGCGGTACTACCCTCAATGAGAAGCGACTACATGATACGTGGGTTATGTCTCAGGTTCTTAGGTACAAACGTAACCATCGTCATGGTCTTGCTGGTTGGGGTGAACACCTAGGTAACAGTAAGATAACATATGAAGATGGTTGGGATGCTTACTCTCGTGAGATGTTACGTTACTGTGTACAAGATGTACGAGTGAATGTAGATGTGTACAATGAGTTGCTAACAGAATACAAGAAGGTAGCTACGTTTAACCCTAAGATTAAACTGGGTATGAAAGCAGAACATGAGACAGCCAAGTTCAACGCATACTGCAAGAACAAGGGCTGGTACTTTGACATGGAGGAGGCTAAGGAACTACTAGGTACTATGCAACAACGCATGGCTGAGATCTCAAACATAATCGAACCCCAGATGGGTACTAAGGTTGTGTTCATAGATAAAGAACCTAAGACTCCTAAGTATAAAAAGAATGGTACATACACCGCGACAACTGCCAAGCTGCTTAGTGAATATTTTGAAACGAAAGTCAGCATCGAAGACACCCATCTCGCGGGACCAGCTTTCAAGTTCCAACGAACAACTAAGGAACAAGCTAAACTGGGATCACAAGAAGCGGTTAAGGATTGGCTTACAACAATCGGATGGAAGCCAGACGAATACAACAGAAAGAAAGTAGGACGCGAGTGGATAACTACTGGCCCTAAACTTACAACATCATCACTATCTAAACTTGGTGAGGTTGGTCTTATGGTGGATGAGTACTATGTACTGCGCCACAAGGCTTCTCTCATGGAAGGTTGGGTAGAACGAGTGGAGATTACAGATGATAAGAGACTTCATGGTAACATGTGGACTATTGGTACTCCTACCTTCAGGGTCCGTCACGAAGTTATTGCTAACCTTCCGGGAATTGAAACTCCTTGGGGTAAAGAGATTCGTGGAATGCTTAAGCCTGATCCGGGAACAGTGATTGTTGGTGCTGACTCAGCTGGTAATCAGTTGCGTGGGCTATGCCATTACGTTGGCAATGACGACTTCACTAATGAGGTACGCTATGGTGATCAACATCAGCGTAATGCAGATGCACTTGGCTGTAGCCGAGGTGTAGCCAAGGGATATCTTTATGCTTATCTTTTCGGTGCAGGTGATGCTAAACTGGGTCAAGTCCTGACAGGTAAAGCTAACAGTGAGGCAGGGCGTAAGTCTCGTGCTAACTTCTCAAAGGGCATAAAGGGTTTGGAAGAACTCAAGAAGAAACTATTAGGTATCTGGAACAAAACATCACACAACCAAGGTGATGGATGGTTCCCTGCACTTGATGGACGCCCAGTCTTCTGTGGTTCTGGTCATCAGACTTTGAACTACTTACTTCAAGCCGCTGAAGGTGTGACCTGTAAGGCTGCACTGATGTGGGCATGGGATAAGATTAAGGAAGAGAAACTACGTGCTGAACCTCGTTTGTTCTACCATGATGAGATGGCATTTCAATCACACCCTGATGACGCTAAGCGTGTTGGGGAAATACTAAAAGAATCTTTCGCTGCTGGTCCAGAACTGTTCGGTGTAACATGTATGGATGGTGGTGATTATGTAATCGGAGAGAGTTACGCAGATGTTCACTGATAACGCAGTAATACTAGTAGATTCAGACTCAATATACTTTCGCATGGCTTGTGTCACAAAGAAGCAAAAGGATATACGAGTAGGTATCGATCACACTATGAGAGAGATCCAACAGAACTGTGGGTCTGATAGTTTCCTAGTGGCAATCAAAGGAAGGGGTAATTTCCGAAAGGATATTTACCCCAACTACAAGTCAACAAGAAAGGATCTAGATGCAGATGTAAAAGAAGCATTGAACTACGGCCATAAATACATGGTTGATAAGTACGAAGCCATTGAAGCAGATGATATGGAAGCGGATGACCTTGTTAGTATATGGGCATCCGAGTGCAGAGAGGTGGGTCAAGAGTACACAGTTGCAGGTATTGATAAAGATCTACTACAAATTCCTGGGACTCACTATAACTTTGTGAAGAAAGAAATACAAGAGATCAACGATGACACTGCTAACCTTAAGCTTATGCTTCAGTGTCTAACTGGTGATAGATCGGATAACATTCCGGGAATTAAAGGAGTTGGCCCTAAGAAGGCAGAAAGAATACTGCATGGTGTACCTATGGAACGTAGGTGGAACCGAGTACGTGCAGCATGGAGAACAAACAGGGCAGGAGATCCAGACATCTCTAAGCGCCTATTAACAATGATAACATCTTGGGAAGAGTTAGATGACATTAAAGAACAAATTAGCCAGCATAAGTCGAAAGCAGAAGCGGAAGTTCATAGGGCTTCTTAAAACTGATATAGGGTGTACTGATTGTGGATACAACAAGCACCCAGATGCACTTGCATTTGATCATTTACCTCAGTTCGAGAAGCTACACAATGTTTCTCGAATGATCTCACAAGACAGGGATATAGGTGCAGTGCTTGATGAGGTGTTTAAAACAGAAGTGGTGTGTCACAATTGTCATGCCATTAGAACAGCGGAGCGTAGAAATGGAGCAGCTATTCCAGATCAAACCATTATCAGCAAACAAGATGTTTGTGAGAAAGGGAAGGACAACCTACAAGACAGCTGACTATAAGAGGTTTCAAGAAGAGATGGCAACGATACTAATGGGCGAAGAGTGGCCCTATGGTAACAGCCCTGTTCATTTCATTGTCTATGCTGGGTTATCTAATAAAGCCTCAGACTTAGACAACATAATTAAACCATTACTAGATACATACCAAAACATATTTGAGGAGTTCAATGACAAAACTGTCCAAGGTATCATCTTACAACGAGATAGAGTCAAACGAGGAAGAGAGTATCTCTGGGTCCGAGTTACACAAACAGAAGAACTCGAAGTGGGAGTCGAAGCACTCCAAGACTCGAAAGAAACGAAACTATAATAGGGATCTGAAAGAAGAAAGGGATTTCAATTGAAGACTAATTGTGAAAGTTGTGGTAGCTCAGATGCTAACCATATTTATAATGATGACAACCCAAGAACACACTGCTTCTCATGTGGGAAGACTGTGTTTAAAGAAAGTAGTAACATGAATAATTTAATAGACGATGACGACATAGATGATATGTTATCAAGCCCAATTCTGGGAGAGATAGGAACCTATCGTAGCTACCCTATGACATCTCGTGGTATCTCACATAAGATTGTGGACCACTTTAAAGTAAAGATGTCTGTGGATACCAATGGTAAACCCCTAGCTCATTACTATCCTTGGACAGTTGATGGTGACGTTACAGCCTATCAAGAACGTAAGTTACCAAAAGACTTCCGTGTTTATGGAGACTTTAAAAATGTCGAATTATTCGGACAACGACAAGCAACTTCAGGATTTACGTTGGTCATCTGTGAAGGAGCCATCGACACCATGTCGGTTGCCCAAGCATACCAAGAAAAATACGGACGTACCTATGCTGTGGTTGGTGTCCCTTCTGCATCTTCTACCTCTGTGCCTCTTGCTCAAAGGGATTGGATCAATAGTTTTAAAACTGTAGTGATCATGATGGATCAGGATGAAGCTGGTAAGAAGATGGCTGACTTCCTAGGTAAGATGATTAAACCGGGAAAAGCTAAGATAGCTAAGCTGCCTGAGAAGGATGCCAATGATACGCTTATGAAGCATGGTTGGAAGACTCTGATTGAATGCATATGGAATGCACAGAGTTGGAACCCATCTGGTATTGTTACAGGTGAACCTATCTGGAACCAATTCAAGCAACGTCAAAACGTAGAGTGTGTTCCTTACCCTGATTGTCTCAGTGGTTTGAACAAGAAACTAAAAGGAATTAGACATGGTGAGATTACTCTATTCACTTCTGGAACTGGCAGTGGTAAGTCTACTGTTATCAAAGAGATTATCTTGGATCTTCTCACAAAAACAAAAGATCGTATTGGGCTTATCAGTTTGGAAGAAAGCGTTGGAGATACGGCAGAGAAATTCATTGGGATGGCTATCAAGAAGCCTCTTAATGAGGATACACCTCCGCCTGAAGACGAACTTAGACGAGGTTTTGATGAAGTATTTGGAGATGAGAGACTTGTACTCCTCGACCACCAAGGATCAGTAGGTGACGATAGCCTGATAGATAAGATAGAGTACATGGCCCTCATGGGTTGCAAGTACTTGGTACTAGATCACATCACCATTGCTGTATCAGAAGGTAGTGATGGGTTGTCTGGTAACGAAGCTATCGATAAATTTATGTCAGACTTACTTAAGATTGTTAAGAGGCATAACATATGGCTGGGGTTGATCTCACACTTGCGTAAAGCACAGGGTGGTAAAGCCTTTGAGGATGGTAACATTGCATCCATCGATGACATCAAAGGCTCTGGTTCTATTAAACAGATCTCATTTGACATCATCGCATTCTCTAGGAACCTAGTAGCTGTTGATGATTATGAACGTAACACAGTTACCTTCAGGGTTCTCAAGTCTAGATTCACTGGACAAACAGGTGATGCAGGTAGTGCATCTTATGACACTAAGACTACCCGACTCGTAGCTAAAGAGGAGGGGTTTGATTACGTAACGACATAGGAGATTACATGTCAGCAGTTGAAGAGATAGTTAACTACCTCGTAAAGAGAGTAGATGGGGTAAGTCCTGCAAGACGAAGACCCCACGTAGCGGGTCTCTTGCTAAGGTTATCGATAGACTACAGTGAACGTATGGAAGATTACGTTCTTAAAGCTATTGCAATTCTGCAAATGCAATTTACAAAAGATACTAGCTCCAGCCCATCAGGTACTACTACATTGACCAACGCTTCAACGAAGATAGGTCAGAGTATTGGAAGAGAGTTAGATCGGGAGCCCCTACCTTGGGGCTCTCAAGTGTCTATAGGTGACCTGTTTATAGAGGCACTGTATAATCTTAACTTCATTGAGTTATCCTATGCTAAAACAAGGAACAGTTGTCACGTTGTGTCAGCTGCCCCTAGGTGGTTTGAGCTAGGTGTTATACCAGCTAAGGGAGTAAGCTTCCCACTTGCTGCAACAACCACTGAAAGACCTGTGGACATAACTAAAATGTTCCAACAGATCAATGGAGTTAATCGACCAATAATAAAGGGAAGGCTAGAGAATGATCCCTTAAATCCTTATGCTCCTTGGATACAAGCTTTAAACAAACTACAGCAAACAGCATGGGTAATCAACACACCTGTGTATGAGGCTATGGTTAATAATAAAGATCTATTTGTATCTCAAGATCCAGTAGAGGACAACGATGCCAAAGAGCTTAAACGTAGAAGCAAGATGGTAGAGTGGGCATTCATATCTGAAAAGGCACGTAAGCTGTCTGAGTTAGATGAGTTCTATCAGTACCTAGATGTAGACTACAGAGGTAGGTTCTACTACTGTGAAAGCTTTATGAACTTTCAAGGATCTGATCTAGCAAGGGGACTGTTTAAGTTTCAACATGCTAAGCCCATGACAGAAAGTGGGTTACAGTGGTTAGCTATACACACTGCGTCTGTGTTTAATATGTCTTACAACATTGATGAGATACCAGATTGGTGCAATGAAGACTATAGAGAGTACCTAAAAAGTGAAGGCTTGGATAACATATCAGTTGACAAGATGACACTTGAGGATCGTATATCTTGGACTAATGAATACATGTCTGAGATCATAGATGCGGGTAAGCACCAAGAGTTCTCTGACTCAGCTGAAAAGAAGGTATCTTTCTTAGCTGCTTGTGTGGAGTGGTATGATTTTGACTGTGCATTCAAAGACAACAGGATACACATGACATCGTTACCTATCCCAATTGATGGTAGTAATAATGGATGGCAACACTTAGGGGCCATCTCTAAAGATGAACAGACTGGTGACTTAGTGGGGTTGATCCCTGTAGATATACAGAAAGATTTCTATGTGCAGACTGCCAAAGAAATGATTAACCTGTGTAAAGATGACAGGTTGAATTCTATTATAGCCTTAATGCCCATGAAGCATATCCGAAAGGGTATCTCTAAGCGAGGGTCAATGACTAGGGCATACTCTGCTGGTGCTAAGAAGATAGCTGAGAACATGTTCTTTGATTGTAAATCAGAGGACTACCACACAGAGTATGGAATAACACAGGATGACTGTACTAAACTATCTAAACTCCTTATCAAAGCAATCGATAAGGTATGTCCCGGACCTCTATCTACCATGAGTTATCTACAGAACTTAGCTATGTATCAACTAGGTACACATGTTAAGGTAGACTCTGATGGTTACGAAGCTAATGCTGAGTACAGAGAGTTCTCTAAGAAACGTGATGAACTGATGAAGAAGAACTTCAAGACCGATGAGGATCTAGAAGAACTGAATGATGTAGTTATCAAGTTAAAAGAGTACACTACAGATCTTAAACATGGCAAAGGTGATGATAGGATTGAGTGGAGTACCCCTTCAGGGTTTGATGTTATCTATGAGAAATGGATAATGCAAGACAGGAAAGCCAGAGGTAGGATCAAAGGGTATGGTAATAAGACTGGACAGGTTACGCACGTAGCCTTAGTACCAACACGTATGCCTGATCGTAGAGGGTTTGTGTGTGGTATGTCACCTAATTACATACACTCTATGGATGCCAGTCACATGGCCCTTGTGATATCTGAATGGGATGGTTGCTTTGCGGCTGTACATGATAGTTTTAGCACACACGCTAGTGATGTTGATAAACTACTAGACTTAACTAAACAAGTATTCATACGTATGTATGACTATGATAATTACTTTGAAGTCATACGTAACTTCATAACAGATGCCGAAGACGATGTGGAACAGCCCACACTTGGCACCCTAGATATAAAGGAGATTGAAAATAGTGACTACTTCTTCGCGTAAATCATACAATCATTTAGCACTCAGAGGTGTGCAGGTAGATGACGATGAGTTCATTACCGATTGGAACAATAACCCACTGACCCATGATAATCTGGCTGAAGAGTTGGCTTTCACAAAGGATCTAATGCCTCGTGTAATAGACCTTGGTATCGCTGAAGATCTTGCCAGTGGTGTCATTGATGATAAGAAAGCTAGACAACGTAAGCAAGATCAATTAAAAGAGTACCGAGAGTTACTTGCTAAACGAGGAATGCTTTAAAATTAAAAAGCCCCCAGAGATATCTCTATGATATCCTTGGGGGCTTTATTTTTTTAATGTCCGAAGTACTGAAGAACAATACGTTTACCATTCTCCAACTTGTAACCTGTCTTCATGATCATGTCCTTTAACTTCTTCTTATTGTTATTGGTTTCACTAATCATTTTATTTAAACGACTATCTGAATTTAGTACAGTACTTAATGTGCCTTTAAATTGTTTTAGTTGGGCAACAGTAAACTCAGATGGTGGATTGTTAACATCAAAGCCAACACTTGCCATCGACTTTGAAAACCGAGACTCAATCTCACGAGTAGCAGTCTTGTACTTATCATCGTTACGTAGATCTGTGAACTTACCTAGTCTGTTTCTCATGTTTACCATAGATCTTTTACCAGTATTAGGGTTAACAACTACTGTTAATAACCAACCCATGTAAGCACTTTCATTATCTGTGATCTTATCTGTAGGTTTACGACCCTTCATCTTTTCATTGTACCTTTCAGTGGCTTCAGCTAATGATGCCTTGGCTTGCTCAAGATAGCTCCAGTCCATTGTGGCCTTCATCCAGTTGTTATTAACCTCTTCCAGTACAACATCATACCCATTAGCATCCATTTTAAATGCATCGTAAATAGTGTGCAAGTAAGGGCTACCTTTTGATGCCCTTGTTAACTTATCCCAAGACGAACCAGAAGCAGTCATGGCAACTGTCGCAGCATCTATAGCTTGAATAGGTGCTACAACTGACCCACCATAGGCATGTTCTCCGGGAATAGATTGATCCCCTCTTGTCCTAGCTGCTGCGGCTGTAGGTTCTGTGTTATAAGATGCAACAGTTGTTGTTTGGAAAACATCAGAGTCCATTGGGCTTAGTCTATAAGTACTAAGATCAGCATTTAAATACCCAGTAGATGACTCACCACCTATGTGTATGTCCATACCTGTTGGACCTTTAATTATAAAAGGTTCATTCATAGCTGCATGTAAAGCGGCAGCTGATCTCATAATAGACCGAGCTTCAATTGTCTCATCTCCAAGAACGCCTTCTACAGACTGAGCATACCTTCCAGTTAACATGTTAGCTAACTCATTTCGAGAAACAGTTGCTTCAAGTAGAGCGATATCATGAGCAAAGGTGTTGACTCCCATTCCTTCAGCCTCTTCACGAATTTTCCTTTCGTTAATAAGCTCAATGACCTCATCGATGTTTGCATTAAAACTTTCAATCTCTTTACCATAACCATAGGTCATAATAACAAGCTTAGCCAAGTCACGATTAGCAAACACCTGCCTAGCTACATTGTTCATGGGTGTATAATTCTCTGAAGTTAAACCTTCCCAACCATTGTCTATGCTATCAGATGCTAAATCCATCAACTTATCGCGCATATCACCTTCATCTAGGTTAGATACCCTGCTACGTCTGAGTACTCCTGTCATAAAAGCTGTGTCAGAATTACCTAATTGCATAGCATTACTGGCAGGACCATTAGTCTTACCATCTATATAAGCATTAACATAAGAGTTAAATGTAAGTGACTTATCTTTAGTTGATTTGTATTGGTTTTTAAAATCTACATACTTAGAGAAATCAATAGCTGTATCTATGAAAAGAGGACCATCATCTTTGTTGTCTCTTATAAGACCTATAAGTTTAGCATCTAGTTCATTATTAGGATCAAGGTTAAGTCCAGTTACCTTCGGGAAACTTGGATTGTCTAATGCAACACCATTTTTTATTGCTGTAGTTATAGACTCAAACTCTGCATCCGACATTTGTAAAGCTGCTTCTAATCTTTTACCATAAGAGTAAAGCTCGCCTTCTTTCTGACGCAAAAGGTAATCCCTTTGTGCAGGTAGATAAGAATCTCCAGCTTCATTTACTACAGTTTCCTCACCTGTTACATTTTTAATAACAGTCTTTGGAATAAGTATCATTGCATACATTTGTCTTATGTTTTTCTCTTGCCTATTCCCAGGTTTTATAGTAGCAGGTACAGCATTTCTGGTTGCAAACCTAACAGTCTTGGATGTAGTTGGGTTAAAATAAGACTGCTGTGGGGTCAATCTTCCTTGAAACCCTTGTATGTTCCAAGTTAAAAAGTTAGCACTATCCAATTCCTGAGACATTGATCTTATCTCATTAGCTAATTTATCCTGTAACATAGCCATGTTTTCAGAAGGTACATACTCATCTTCAGTGTTCCTAAGTTCTGGATTAGCTTTAAACTTTTTCTTCTGTTGAGTTTCGCTTGCATTAAA